ACTGTAGATACGTTTGCAGCACCAGTCGCATTTTTACTTTGTTGTAAACATATATAAACTTGGTTATCTTCTGTAAGAACATAATAACTATTTGAAGGTATTGAAGTGAATTCATCATCAAATCCATTATACACAGAGCCTGATGACCAGTTATATCTTGGTATAACGTATGATGCACTTGCAACTGCTTTCATAGATTGCAATCCAGCTCGAGCTGATCTTATTGTTTTTGGTGTATCGGTTGGTGCAGGTACTGTTTCACTTGAGTTCCACTGATCATTTTTACCTATGCCTACATAATATCTTTGAGTCAAATTAGTAACTTCATTCAATATATTTTGCATAAATTGTTTTTTAAACGGGTCTGTAATTATTGCTGACATATTCTATTCCTTATGATACCGTTACTTCGCCTTGGTTACCGACTAAGAACCAGTTTGTTCCATCCCATATACAGGTACAACCATCGTTTTGTGCTAACACAAATTTAGTACCTTGTGCAAAGTTATCTGGTGTAACGTGCATTGCACCTGCACCTTTATTTGTAAAAATTTTATATTCACCAACTGTTGTTCCATCTGCTAATGACACATCAAGTTGAGAACCTTTATTGCCTATTATTAAAGTTGCTGCTGTACTTGCCGCGCCGTTTGCTGTTATAGTTGAAGAACTAAAAGCTGCTTTATTTAACTCAACTGAACCTGTTCCTTTAGGTGTCATAATTATATTTAAATTAGCTCCACCTCCTGTTGCAGAAAGTGTAGGACCAGTAGTTGATGCACCATTTGCAATTGTTAATTCGTTTACTGCACTTCCAGTTGCAGTTATCTTTATAACTTCATTTCCAGTTGTATCATTTATAGATGTTCCAACCTGTGGTGTATTTATAGTAGGTGATGTTAATGTTTTATTAGTTAATGTATCTGTTGTCGCTCTTCCTACTAATGTGTCTGTAGATGTTGGTAAAGTTAATGTGCCAGTATTCGTTATTGTTGATATAGTTGGAGCAGTTAAAGTTTTATTTGTAAGTGTTTGTATTGTATTGTCAAGTGTTACTGTTCCTGTAGAATCCGGTAATGTTATAATATTATCTTGTGTTGGATTAGTTACCTTTAATCTTGTTTCAAAATCATTATCGCTTGTACCTTCGAAAGTAACCGCATCATTTTCTAATGTTATTTGTGTTGATAAATTATTACTATCACCACCACCGAGTAATGCATATACTTCTACAAAGTTTGCATTTATTTTAGTGCCTGCTGTACGTAATGTATCACCATTACCATCATTAGCCGCACTTCCTATACCAATATTTTGTCTTGTCATTTATTCTTCCTAATAATAGTTCTATTTATACAAAAAATAATCATTATGAATTAAAAGATGAATCAAATTGTTCGTTGTCCATTGTTTCAAGATCGAGTGAGAAGTCTGGTGTAGATGCAGTTACATCAGCTCTATTGTCACTATCATCAAATGTGAAAGATTTAACAGTGGTTATTTCATCAATGTTAGTGTAGAATTTTTCAAGTTCTTGTGAAGTAAGTGCTTGATACTCGTTAACTTTTTCATCAAGTCTTGATCTAAATATTGTACCATCCGAATCAAATAGCGCACTTAGTTGAGTGAACGGTGCAGCTATCGTTTGTGTAAATTCTGATACTAATGACGGACCTGAACCGGAATCTGTTCCTGCAAGTGGTGCAGATATTGTTGCTACAGCTTCAACATCAGTTACAACTGAACCTGCAATATAAAAACCTGCAGGATGTACAAACTTTTTATATAATTCAAGCCAAGTGCTTTGTGATATAGCACTTTTAACAAGTATTGAAAATACTTGATATAATTCATTATTACGAATAAATTTATTTGATTCTGCACCAATTTTACTCAAAGGTCCTGCTGAATCATGACCTAACGTAAATATATCACGCTTTGGATATTCTACTTCAACGTTTTGTTGAAAGAACGCTCTAAAAAATTCTTCAATCGAAAACCTACTACCTTTTGTTCTATGTAATTCATGAATTCTTTGTGCATAAAAACTCGGATCAATAAAATTATCACCTGTATTTCCTGCAGCAATTTCAGAAATCAAATTAGTTAAAAGTTCAAGTGGAGTTGATTGTGTGTCACGAGTTTGATATATAGGTCTCAATTTATGATCAAACGAGCTTGCACCGTCTGAATCTAAGTAATCGTAATATTTTTCAAGAAACGTAACAAGTTTTGGATAATCTTGTGTAAAATGTTCAGGTAGCGCATCTCTTACTTTTCTATCTAAAAAGTTAAAAGGTCTACGTAAGCTATGATATTTTATATTTGACATTAATAACCTGAACTACTCGATCCTGTTGATGAACTTGTACTTGTAGAAGTTGATGCTGTTGTGCCTGTAAGACTTACTTGAGTTTGTTGATAATCAATAACTGCGTTAGCTTTTGAAATTTCACTATCAATATTTAGTATTGATGCTCTTAAAGGCCTCACTGTACTTTGATTTGCTGGTGAAGCCGAAACTTTAATTGCACTACCTACTATTGCAGTTGGTCTAAAACCAACTAAATCGATTCTTCCAGCATTAGGATTATATGAACCTATGTTATCCACTTCTATTCCACCTGCCACATTTATCACTTGAAGCGTTGTTGAATTTAATTTATTTATTAAAGAACATTGTTTTCCATTGTAAGTAAATCTACTTGATGTTATGATGTTTTCAACATTACTCGGTGTTGAAAGAGAAACTGGATAATTTAGTCTATATGTTCTTATAATATTCAATACTGGCTCTAATCTTTGCTGAACTTTTACGGCCATTCTTGTATTCAGTATTGCTTCATCAAGTCCATCAATAATTGTAAGTAAATTTGATCTTCTAAAAACTGCACCAAACCTATTTAAATTATTTGAAAAGAAAGTGTCAATGCTTTGCTGTATTAAATCTTGTGTAGCACCAGATGTTCTACTTGTTAAATCTGGATTAAAATTAAAAGTAGTTATTAATTCAAGAAATGTTTCTACTGGATCAACATAGATAGTATCGATAGTTGCTATTGCAAAGTTAGATGTTAGTTCACTTATTATTCTTGATTTTACATTTTGTTGTGTAGCTGCATCCACAGTATCTTTAAATTTTAATGATACATAAACTCTTCCGTAAACTGGTGGATCATTGTCAGCTCCACCCCAAGTAGTAACATCATCTACAAAAGAATTAAAATTTGTAAGTATCTGTCCACGATAATCTTCTGCGGTAACCATTCTTCTTTGTGATGTAAAATATATTGGTGCATTTTGTCTTATCGATTCAACGCCTTCTTTAAAAGAACCACCAGCTGCAACTGAATTTGTAAGTGCAGATATATTTTGACTTTGAACTTGAGCAGTTGTTGCAAATACACCGGCACTGTTTGCAGCAGGACCTTTTGTTGATAAGTAATCAATTACTATTTTATTTCCAGCTACTGGTGCTTTTCCAGTACTTACGCCATCACCAAATATGATTTCGTAATAACCATTAGGCACTTCTTTAATTTGATAATGTGTTGAAGTACTTGTTATTCTTGATGCAGTGTTTATATTAGTGTAAGTATCGAATGTACTACTCGTTGCAGTGTCAAATACTCTTACTCTTATTGTGGTTGTATCAATTGATATATCAGGTATTACGTAGATTTGAGCATCTGAAGTATCACCTACAAAAAATGTTTTAACTCTTTCAGTTCCTTCATATACAGGTATTTCTGCATTACCATCTTGATCAGTAAAGTTATAAACACCTGCACTATTTGGTGTTGCAGTATAATTTTCACGTGTTTGAAATGTATACGATACATTATCTATTGATGTAGTAAATTGTGTATTTCTTGGTAATGTAACTAAGTTAGGTCTATTTGTTGCACTTATCGATATTGAAATATTTAATTTTGCTTGTGCAGAAGTATAAGAACGTGGAACATAACCTAATGCTTCTGCGTGTGATATGATTGAACTTCTTAGCTGTGCAGTATTTAAAAAACTTTCATTAAGTGCAAAGTTTGCAATCAATCCATTAAAATGAGTATTATATGAAAGTACGTCAAGTATATTACTTAAACCAGATGCTTCAAAATCATAATCATTAAATTCGCTTTGTCTTTTAAAGTAATCTTTAAGTCTTGTTTTGATGGTGTCAAAAT